GACCTTAAAAAAAAGTAAACTCAGACCCAGAACTATATTCTATCATAGCATTAGCTGAACGATTGCATATGTCTATTAGAGATGTATTGCAAATGCCAGTTCAAGAGTTTAATATGTGGTTGGCTTATTTTGAAATACAACATGATAGAGCTGAACAACAACAACGAATGAATCGCTAATGGCTACAAAACGAGTTAATATAGATATAGTTGCTAAGGATAAATCGCAACAAGCGTTAAATAAAGTTCGTGGTAGTTTAGATAAAGTAAAAGCGTCAGTATTTAATGTAAGAAATGCTTTAGCTGGTCTTGGTGCTGGATTAGTAATTCGTAATCTAGTTAATACAGGTAAAGAAATAGAATCCTTACAAGTTAGACTTAAATTTTTATTTGGTACAGCAGAAGAAGGAGCAAAAGCTTTTGATAATATGGCAAAATTTGCCGCTAAAGTACCTTTTAGTTTAGAGCAAATACAACAAGGTGCTGGAGTTTTATCTGTAATATCAAAAGATGCTGATGAATTATCAGACATTATGGAAATTACAGGTAATGTTGCGGCTGTTACAGGTCTAGATTTTAAAACTGCGTCAGAACAAATACAAAGATCATTATCTGCTGGTATTGCAAGTGCTGATCTATTTAGAGAAAGAGGCGTCAGAGATTTACTAGGTTTTAAAGCTGGTGCAACTGTCACAGCAGAAGAAACAGCAGAAGCATTTAAAAGAGTATTTGGTAAAGGCGGACAATTTGGTGACGCAACAGGAGAGTTAGCTAAAACATTTGAAGGTACTCTTTCAATGATTGGCGATAAATTTTTCACATTTAAGAAAACAATATTAGAAGCTGGTTTCTTTCCAGAACTAAAAAAACAATTTGGTGATTTAGATGATTTCTTAGAAGAAAATGGAGAAACAATAGATGAAATTGCAACTAAAATTGGAAAAGGATTAGCACAAGCAACAAAAACAACCGCAGATACTGTAAAGTTTTTATCAGATAATTTTGAAACATTAAAAGGAATATTAACAACTATAATTGCATTAAAAGTAGCTTCATTTTTTTATGGGATAGCAACTGCAGTTGGTGCCGCAAATATAGCATTAGTAACTTTTAATAGAACTGCTTTTATTACAAAATCTAGATTAGGAATTTTAACATCATTAATGGCATTAGCAAATGGTGAGTTTGGCTTAATGGCTAAACTAGAACAAGATAAAGCAGACGCTACAGAAAAAAGCTCTAAAGAAAGCAGAAAACTTACTGAACATATGAAAGTTCAAAATGAAGTTTTGAAAGAAAATAATGAAGAAAATACAAAAGCTATAGACATAATAAAAGAATATAAAAATGGTTTAGTAGATTTAAATATTCAACAAGCAAGAATGGAAGATGTTCAATTTGGAATGTCTGATAAAGATAAAGATTTAGTAAAAGAACATACTAAATTTTTAAACTTACAAAAAGAAACTTTATCTACAATAAACGATCATATGAGAGTTAGAAATAAACTTACTGCTGAACAAGCTGGATTATTTACAGTTGATGAGATTGTTGATGAATTAAAAAAAGAAGAAGCACAACTTAAAAAGAATATGAAAGTTTATAAAGATCATGCTGAACTTAGAAAAAGAGCTTCAGAAGATATTTTTAAATCTGAAAGAGAATTAGCACAAAACAATCAACAAAAAATGTTTGATGATGCTTTAGAAAATAATGCAAAAATAGTTGAATTAAAAAAACAAGGTAATAAAGAAATATTTGATAATACTAAATCATCACTACAAGCATTAAGTGGATTAAATAGAACTGCTTTTGAAGCATTTAAAAGATTTCAAATTGCAGAAGCTACTATCAATGCTGTAAAAGCGGCAAGTACAGCCTTTACTACTTATGCTGGTAATCCTTTTTTAGCTACTGCTGTTGCGGCAAGTCATTTAGCAAAAGGTATGGCTATGGTTGCACAAATTAAATCTACTAATTATAGGGCTGGAGGTGGTTCAGTTAATAAAGATCAAGCATATATGGTTGGAGAAAAAGGGCCAGAGATGTTTGTACCAAGTGGTTCTGGAAAAATAGTTCCCAATAATCAAATGGGAGTTGGTCAACCTGTAAATGTAAACTTTAATATCAGTACAGTTGACGCTAGTGGATTTAATGAATTATTAACTAATAGTAGAGGTGTAATCGTAAATATGATTAATAGTGCTGTAAATGAAACAGGCAGACAGGCAATAGTATGAGTGGAGCATTACCAAGTGTAGATTTTAACGCTATTAATTTTAAGAGTGAGCAACGCACATTAGTTTCAACAACAGATAGTGGTAAAACATTTCGTAGACAAATAGACGGACAACGTTGGTCGTTTACTGTTTCTTATCCATTAAAAACACGATCAGACTTCACACCAATACAAGCGTTCATCATAAAACAACGATCACAAAAAGAAGATTTCACTATCACGTTCCCTAGCTATTTAAATGCTCAAGGAAGTGAAACAGGTACAGTATTAGTAAATGGAGTTCATGCTGTTGGCGATACTACAATCGCTGTTGATGGTCATGCTGGCGATACTGCTGGTTCTTTTAAAGCTGGTGATCTTATAAAGTTTGCTGGTCATTCAAAAGTTTATATGATTGTTGAAGATGTAACGCCAAGTTCTAATGCGTCAACGCTAACAATAGAACCACCATTAACAACAGCTTTAGCAAATGATGAAGGTACAGTTTATGACAGCGTACCTTTTACAGTTCATTTAAATAGTGATGTGCAAGAGTTCCAAACAAATCAAGTTGATAGTTCTGGAAGTTTATTATTTAGTTTTGAATTTGATGTTATTGAGAGTATCTAATGGCAAGAGGATTAACAAGTGCTGTCAAAACAGAATTGGCAACAGGAAACATTAATCCTGTCCATTTAATTCATTTAAACTTTTCTACTCCTGTATATTTAACCGATTGTAGCTTTGATTTAACATCTAGCATTTCTGGAAGTCCACAAACATACACAGCAAGCGGTCATATTCTTGGCATTGGTAATACGCAAGAAGGTTCAGAGCCAATTAAAAATTCACTTAATTTAAGTTTATCTGGTGTGGAACAAACTTATATATCTGTAGCGTTAAATGAAAATATTATTAATGATACGGTGCAAATATACAGAGGTTTTTTAGATAGTTCTAACGCATTAATTGCTGATCCTTTTTTATTATACGAAGGTTTTATAGATCAATATTCAATAGAAGATGACACTCAAACTGCTGGTATAGGTTTATCTATTACTTCACATTGGGGTAATTTTGAAAAAGTGTCTGGTCGTAGATCAAGTGATAATTCACAACAACGATTTTTTTCTGGCGATAAAGGTTTTGAGTTTAGTGCATTAACAGTTCAAGATATTAGATGGGGTAGAGAATAATGGGTTTAAGAAGTTTTTTTAAAAAAGCAAAAGATAAAGCATTTGGAACTGCGGCTGGAAAAATAATTTCTAAATTTGTTCCTTTTCTAAGTCCTATTCTTTCAGTAATAAGTATTGTTTCAACTGCTCTGACTTGGTTAAGAAAACCAGATGACCCAGAATTTAATTTTGATACAACGCCAGAGAATATTGCCAAAGGGGTTCTAGTCAATAAAACATCTGCTAATGGTCAAATACCAGTAATTTATGGAACAAGAAAAGTTGGAGGTATAATATCATTTCTTGAAACATCTGGAACAGATAACCAATATTTATATATGGCTTTTGCTTTAGGCGAAGGCGAGATAGATGATATTACAGAAATTTATGTAAATGATAATCTTGTGACATGGTCTGGAGATTTAGCAGACAATACGCAAGTCACAGTAAACGCTAGTGACTCAAATTATTATAAAGATAGTGCAAGTCTAATTACAGTAGAACCACATTTTGGTTCTGACTCACAAACAGCTTCAAGTTTATTAAGTACATTATCATCATGGACAAGCAATCACAGACTTAGAGGTATTTCTTATTTAGCATTTCGTTTTACATGGAACTCTGACGCATTTGGTTCTATTCCAACAATTAATGTCGTAGTTAAAGGTAAAAAGATTTATAATCCTAATTTAGATGGAACAAAAACAGGTGGCACAGGTTCTCACAGAGAAGATGATAGTTCTACTTGGGAATATTCTGATAATCCAGTTTATCAATTATTAGATTATTTACGCAACGATAGATATGGAATGGGAATTGCAAATAGTTATTTTGATTCTAATTATGCTGATTGGCAAACTGCTGGTGATGTTTGTGACGCTGATATAACACCTTATACTGGTGCAAGTGCGATTGATTTAATTGATAGCCATACTGTTATAGATACTTCACAAAAGGTTATAGATAACGTTAAAAAATTTCTAACAGGTTCAAGAGCATTTTTAAATTATTCTGCTGGAGAATATAAAATCACAGTAGAAAGTTCTGGTAGTGCTTCTATTACTTTAACAGAGGACAATATAATCGGTGGCATAGGTGTTTCTTCTAAAAATAAAAACGAAAGATTTAATAGAGTTATTGTTACCTTTATAAATCCAAATAAAAATTATCAAGTAGATGAAGCACAGTTTCCACCAATAGATGAAACAGGATTAGCAAGTGCTGATCAACACGCAACTATGAAAACAGACGATGGTGGTATTTTATTAGAAGGTAGATTTGATATGCCAACAATAACTAATCCATATCAAGCTCAAGAAATGGCAGAGATTATTTTGCGTAGGTCTAGATCAAGTTTAGATGTCACACTCACAGCAGACGCAACCGCTATGGATTTAGTCGTAGGCGATATTGTAAACATCACTCACGCTACTCCAAGTTTTTCTGCTAAACCTTTTAGAGTTTTATCAACTACTATTAATCCAGATAGTTCGGTTTCCTTACAGCTTACTGAACATCAAGATAGTTATTATACATTTGGAACACAGCAAGAAGTTGCCACAATTCCAGATACAACGTTGCCTAATCCTTTTAGTGTTTTACCACCAGCTAGTTTAACTTTATCAGATACATTAGTTGTTTATAATGAAGGAACAGCAATAACACGATTAGATATATTAGTTGGTGCTAGTACAGATCAATTTGTTCAATATTATCAAGTAGAAGTTAAGTTAAGCACAGATTCAGATTTCTTTGTTTTATCAAAAGGAACACAATTAAATTATGAAATGCTTAACGTTATTGATGATTCTACTTATGATGTAAGAGTTAAAGCTATTAATAGTCTTGGTGCAAGCTCAACATATACAAGTGCAAGTAGAAAAATTGTTGGTGCTACAGAGCCACCGCAAGATGTTCAAAACTTTTCTGTTAATATGCAAGGCTCAAATCAAATGCAATTAAACTGGGACGCTGTAACTGATCTTGATATTTCTTATTATGAAAT